CGGTGCTGACTCAGGATTGAACGAGTACCTGTCAAGGGAGCAGCAAAAGCAGATGCAGTCTCAGGCACTGATGAGTGCGGCCATGTCGCTGCTGAAGAACAGTGGCTACACCACAAGACCTATTGGATTGGGTGAAGCACTCGGCAGCGCGTATGAGGCTGGCACTGCCGGTTATCAAGGCGCACAAAAGAATGCTATTGAGCAGATGCTGACTAAGCAGAAGTTGGATGAAGCAAGGAGAGAGGCAAATCTCCAAAAATTCTTCATGGATCGCCTGTCTGGCGCAGCACCAAGCGCGGCAGTTACTCCATCGTTGCCAGTTTCGGGACAACCATTGACAGCAATGCAAGCAGCTGCATTGCCTACGCCAGTTTACGGCGTTGGCCCGACACCGCAACGCGCAGCGATGATTGGACAAACATTGCCTAATGAATCAGGAACAATATCACCAGTAACTGTTACTGCAAGACAAAGACCTGACATTTTTTCTTCACTGACTCCAGATCAATTAATGATTGCTGCACTTAGTCCTAAAGCAGCATTGCCAAGATTATTTGAAGAAAGTTTGAAAACAGAGAGCTTTGAAACTATTACTGGTCAAAATGCTGCCGACCTTGGACTCGATCCTCGCGGAAAGTATCAGATCAACAATAGAACAGGTCAGGTAAGTACAGTGCAAGCACCTAGTGATGAGTACGAGATTGTGACTGGTGCAAATGCCGTTAAGTTTGGTTTGCCTGGTGTTGGTACTTACCAGTTGAACAAAAATACAAGACAAGCCACATTGGTTGGAACTGCTGAAGGACCATTCGGTGGCGGCACAACTGGTGCTGCTTACAACATATTGCTGACCGAAGACCCAAGTAGTGCTAAATATGCTTTGGCGTATCGTGAGTTGAGTAAGCCAGTGCCAACCGAACAGGTTCAGCCTGATGGCTCTACGCGAATTGTGTACACACAACCTGCGCCTATTCCATCATCATTTCCCAAGCCAAGCTACAAAGGCAAAATCCCTACGCCATCAGCAACAGCGCCAGCAACTATTGTTCAGCCAAGTGCTGTCAGTGCGCCTGCGCCAGCTAAAAGCGCAGTAGCACCTGCCGTTGCCGCGCCTGCTGATGGTGCTGTTGCTATTCCATTGCCTGCTGGAGTTAAATCAACTCCACTTGCGCCAAGACCAGAAGAGATTACAGCATCAAGATCAGCAATAAAAGCTGCCGTTGACTTTGTTGCTGCGCTTGAAAAAATAGAAAATGTTGTTTCTCAAGAAGGAATGCAACTTGGTGGCATTGGATCGAAAGGCGCTACACAAACAGCAATTTATGAAGATTTGCTGACCAAAGCAAGAAAAGCGGCAGAGCTTGGCGTATTAAACAAAGAAGATTTACCAAGATTACAAGCCCAATTAAGTGACCCAACAAACCTTTCAACATACATAAAAGGTCTTGGCGGTCCAAGCTATTTCTTTGCTCAAACAGGTGAAATGAAAGATCGCATGATTCAAGAAGCAATGCGAACAAATTTGCAATTTGGTTTCCCGATCATGCAGCTGCCCCAATCATTTACAAAAAAACCACCGCCTCCAATTCCAACCACAACTGCAATCAAACCGCCACCAATAATTCAACAAATACTTGAACTATATCCATCAAGGAAGCAATAATGGCAGACCCAACTATTGACGATCTGTATAAATCGTTGCAAGCTGCTCACGCGGCTGGTGATACGCAATCTGCTCAAGCCTTGGCCGACTACATCAGGTCACTGCCAGCACCAACGCCAAGCGAAAAGCAGATTGAGATGACTACTGGTGCGCCACTTAGTGTGAGGGCAGCAGTGGGTTCTTCTAGCACAATGCAGGACAAATTGGCAACGCTGAAGAAGTTTTTCCCTGACGCGCAACCATACGACAAAGACAACTTCATCTATACCGATCCAAAAACTGGACGGCCAACATTGATGAATGAAAAGAATCCTGTACTCTTTGGCGTGCCTTTGCCAACCATGGGTGATATTGCTGGCGCTTTGCCAGAGATTTCAGAGTTTGTTGGTGCTGGTACTGGAGCTGCGGCAATGTCACCTTTTGGACCGCCAGCTATGGTTGCAGGCGCTGGGGCTGGTGGAGCTGCATTCAAGAAGCTGTACGAGATGGGTATGCAATATGGCGGCCCATCAGTTGAAACCAGAGGCGGCACAGAGCAAGCGGCTGGCGTGACAAAAGATATTTTGATCAATGCATTAGGTCAGCGAGGTGGGCAACTTGCTGAGAAGTATCTGCCGCAATTGCTGACACCAATTCAACAGCAATTGATGGGACTGCGCCAAGGCATACCGCAAGCAGCATCAAGACTTGGCATCAAATTGCCTGCTGGTGTGGCTACGCAAAGTCCTGCTGTTCAGCGTTTAGAAGCTGGACTCGCACAAACGCCTGGCGGTGCTCAAGTCATTGCACCAAAGTACGAATTGATGCAAGATCAGATGGGCACTGCCGCAAGAAATATTGCTGAAGATATTTCACAAGTTGGCAAAACTCCAAGCGTTATACCTACACCACCATTCAAAGAAAAAGGTGGACTTGGACAGTTTATTCAAAAAGGCGCAGAGGCTGCTGGAAAAAGATTTGAAGAAAGACGCGAGCAACTTGATGATATTGTGGAAAGCGCTGTCGGATCAAACAATAGATTCCCAGCAACAAACACAGCTCAATTGGTTGCACAACTCCAAGCTGAAATTGCCAAAAGCCCACAAACACTTGGTCCGATTTATCAGCCAGTCATTGATCGTGCCATGCGTATTGTGTCTGATGCCCAATCTGGGTTTGGTGGCGTTCCATTTGCTGCGCTTAGAAAAGAGCGAACAAGCATTGGAAAAGATTTAGCTCGACCAGATATTTCTGGCCTTTCAGATACATCAAATTTTGCGCGTTTATATGACGCATTGCGTAAGGATGTATTGGCTGCGGCTAATCAGTCTGGAAACATCGCAAGCCGAGCAATCAAATTGCATGATCGATATGTAAGGTTCAATCGTGAAGTGAATTTGCCTGCACTACAAAAAATTGCAGATCAAAATCTTGATGTGAATGCCGTCAACTATGCAATGGCAGGCACAAAAGATGGCATGGGTAGACTCCAACTATTGGTGCGTAATTTCAAGCCAGAAGAAAGAGACACATTGGCTGCATCAGTTTGGCAACAGTTGGGCAATGCAAAAGCTGGAATGAAAGAAGGCGCAGATGTTGGTGTTGACAGTTATGAATTCAATGCCAATACATTCTTGACTAATTGGAATAATTTAAGCGACAGCGCCAAGCAAGTATTGTTTGGCGGTGAGAGATACCGCAACATTATTCCTGCCATTAATGATTTGGTAAAGGTAACAACTGGTGCGCGTGAAGCTGGCAAGGCCGTCAATGTATCAAACACTGGTGGCGCTCAGATGGTCACATCAGCTCTATTAGGCGCTAGTGGAGCGATTGGCGGTGGAATTGGTGGAGACATGACACAAGCACTGCTTGGTGGCGCAGGAGCTTTAAGCGGTCTTGTTTTATCTAGCAACTTGGCGGCTAAACTTCTTGAAAGTCCAAGATTTATTCGCTGGGTATCAGACACCAGTAGAGCTGTTGTGAATAATCCGAACTCACTGACAACTCAAATCGCAAAACTGTCGGCAATTGCAACGGCAGAGCCAGGCATGAGCGATGCGATTGAGGCTTACTATACGCAGATCAAACCATTTGCAACAGAAATTCGCAGAGCGAGATAAATAAATGGCAACCTACCTCGACTATCTGACAGGCGCTGGAGAGACTGCGGCAACCCTTGGCAGCGGTGCGCTGGCCGGTTTGCTTGGTATGCCCTATGGCGTGTACAAGGGCGCTACCAGCGGCAAGCTGGGCACGCGAGAAGCTAACCGTATTGCAGAGGAAGAGGCAAAGCGGATCATGCAACAGTACACCTATCAGCCTCGCGGTCAGGTTGCGCCAGAGATGCTGCAAAGCCTTGGCGGTCTGCTTGAGGCCAGCAAGTTGCCGCCAGTAATTCCAGAGGTTGCGATGCTGGCATCAATACCGCGTCAAGCTGTGGCCGCACAAGCTGAACGCACTGGCATGGCCGCTGAACGCGCCATCACGCCAATCGTTAATCGCACCATGGCAAGGGGTGGCGTTGGCGCTAGACTGCTTGGGGACTTAACTTCACCGCCAGTATCAATGGCTGAAAAGGTTGGCAAGGTAAAAGCCATTGATGTATTGTTTCCAAATAGGACGCCAGCATCATTGACATCAGCAGAGAAATCTGCACTTACAAAATACAAAAAGGCACTTGATGTTCCAGCCGTCATGCGTAGAGAGCGTTTGGCACTTGAGGGTGGTGGTGACATAGTAGAGCCAACGCCAGGTGAAGTATTTAGACAAGGTCTTGGAATTGATCCAACATATTTAATGGACAAATATGTAGTCCCTGTATCTTCTGATTGGTCTGGCGGTGGCGAAACAATTAAACAAGCCGCTGGCGTTCCATTAGCAAGACCAGTAAAAAAACAAGCTGGTACAAAATACGGTTTGCTTGAGCAAAACATAGCAGAGGATGTTGGTTGGGCATCAATGCCTGGCGCTGCAAGCTCAAAAACAAATAACTTAAACGAGTATGCTGCTCTTGGAGACACTGTTGGTGTTTCATCTTTATTGGGTCAAGATAGCTCTAACTTTTCTCATCACATTGCTCAAGGTCTAATTGGCCAATTACCTGTTTTGCGCCCATCAAAAGACGCAACAAAGTTGTTGGACTTCACCATTCAAAATAAAATTGTCCCTAAAAAATTAAAAGATGGGACAGTGATTAAGACACAACCATTTAAGAATTTTCCTGGTGTAACCAGCGAAAACATCTACGACATCATGGCTCAAGGCACAAAAGATTACAGTGCTGGAGATATACGCAAAGCAATTGCGGAAGAAATGTCGAAGGCTGAATTTAGAGATTTAGGCTTCCCAAGATGGGATACTTTTACAAACTTAGTTAATGAGCCAGACGCGTACACAGGTGCATCTGGCGGCGTAATGTTTAAAGCAAAGCCACAAGGCACAATACTTACTCCAACATACGAGCATGGATCATACACAGCAGGAATTCCAACTGAAGGGGTGCTTGGTGGATTTAAAAATGCTGCTGGTGAAATAGTTACTGTTCCAGATTACAAGATTTTTAGAAAAACATTTGATCGTTTGCGAAAGCAAGGCAAGACAGATGCAAACATCAGGACTTCAATTCTGAAGGCTCATCATGGTGAGCAAGTAGACCAGCAAACTATTGATGGTTTGTTGCAGTATCTTGGGTATATTCCTTGATGAAATTTAATTGATGTTGAAACTCTTCAATTAATTCATTTAATGTATTGATTTGGTCATCCCTTGATAGGCTATGAAAAGAGTCTTTCAGCAGCAAGTATGTTGAATTTGTCTTTGAATTTAGACCACAGTACGCAACAATTTTCTTCATCATCTCTCTCCAAACAGTGCAGCCACCAGCGGATCACGCCTCGGCTTTAACCTCTTGCCTCTTTCCCTTGCCAAGCGGAAAGCCTTATCGTCAAGTGACTCGCGCTCTCTGAATCTACGCAACCTCTCCACTGCTGTCAGTGGTGGAGGTTTGACGGCATCAGTGCCGATGCCATAGCGGTACACCGCCACCAGCACTCTGCCCGATCTGCGCCACTCTTGTATGTGGACAGTGCCAGCGAGTCGCAGACGGTTGATCATCTGCTGCGCTGACCTCTCGGTGCAGTACACCTTGGCCGCCAGCTCTGGCGCTGTGCAGGCTGTGCGCTGGAGTAAGTCAATTACCTTGGGCAGTCTTGCGGATTTCAAGTATTGCGTTCCTTGAGTTGCTGTTCAATGAACTCACGCAGTTCGTCAATTTCTTCATGCAACCGCTGTTGAATCATTGAGTTGCATATGATGCCGTTTTGATGGTCAGGGTGTTCTTCACAGCGTTGATAGAAGTCTTTTATGTCTTCGTATTTCATGTGTTCTTCTCCTTGAGTTTGTCTTGAAACCCAACAACCGCCAACACAGACAACTCTTTGAAGTCATCTCTGTCCATAGTGATGGATACGCTGTGGTCTTTGCCAATGCCGACAACACTTGTGACCCATCCCTTTCCCCAATACTCTGTCTTCTTAGCGGCTCGTTGAAAACCATTGCGTCTGACCAACTCAAATAAAAGTTGCTCATCTGAGAAAGTCTCTATGCTTCTGTCCCATCTTGTGTCTTTGCTCATGTGTTTCCCCTTGCTCTGATTTTTGCCGCAAACACTTCACCGCCTTTAACAATTCCATCCTCACACAACTTTGCACAGGCTTCACGCTCTGCCCTGACTGCCGCTTCACGGGACTCATGCAACTCACGCATCACCTCGATGACCGCCAATTCATGCTTGAGCATGATGGCCTTAATCATCTCAATTGGCTTCTCAATCATCGCCATCGCCGCTGCTTTGTTTTGATCGGTTTCGTTTTGGGCTTGGGTGATTGCCTCTTGATGTAGTTTGCTAAGTGATTTCATTGCTTTTTCCTTTTCTCAGCACTCTCAATCAAATACTTTCGCAGCCACAGGCCGCCACCCAGTTTGCGCCATTCTTTGAATTGCTCCTGCGTCAACCGCGCCCCTATGATTTTGGGGTTGGTGGTCAACTCTGTCTTTGGGCGTGCCATCTATTTGTCCTCGGTCTGGTCCAGCAGAAATTTGATGACGCAAAAGATCACCAGTAGCGTGATTGTGATGGAGAGCACCGCCACAAGCAAAAAGTTAATTATGGTTTCCATACGCGCAGCACCTTGGATTTGTGGATGGGTTCGTCAACCGCTGGCGCGTTGCCAAAGCGTGGTGTCCAACCGTATCTGCGCCAAATTGCCTGCACATCAGCGCCTCTGGTTGGTGTGAATGCGGCATCAAACACATGAATGGTTGGCCATGTGATCTTTGTGCCGTGTGGGGGTGTCCAGTTGAGCTTTCTCATTTTTGAGTCGCCAGCAATTCCATCTCGACATCTTTCACGCGGTCACGCAGTATGCTGACCTCATGCTCCAGCTCGGTGATCTTGCGTTGCATTCTTTCGCGTGTCATGTTCTCCGCGTGCGCCCATCCGATCAATGTGCCCTCGGTGACTGCCATACGCGCAAACTTGGCGTATTCATCGCGGGTGAGAAATCCACCGCCCACTTCCATGGGTGGCGTGAACTTATTGACAGCGCGGTCAATTTCCATTTGCATTGTCTGTGACATGGTTTTCTCCTTTGGGTTATTCATTCTTGCTCTCTCGCTTTCAGCATTGCGTCTGCCATTGAGTAGGAGCCAGCCGCGATGATTTCCACGTTTGGCGCGTCGTTGTTGTTCAGGCCGCAATACCCCTTGTCATAGGCGTCCCACATGATCTGCATTGCCTTGGCAGCAAAGTAGTCACGCAGACTCATGCCTCTTGAATTTGTTTCTTGGTCTTCTATGTAAACGCTTTGAACTGGAAATGCTGGTGGGTTATTCATGCCGACCACCATGCGACAAGCAGTGCAGCCAAGCCAGTGCCGATGGCGAGGCACAGCAGGTAGTCAAAGGCTGCCTCTGCGCGTTTGGAGAGGCGGCGGTGCGCCTCTACGGTGAATGCGTGTTGTGTGTGGTTCATAAAAGCCTTTCAGGTTGTTGACGAAGTAATCATATCAATATTTCCAAATCTGTCAAATACCATGCGATTTAGTCAGGTATTCCATCCCTTACAATCCCTCTGCCGGTGTCATGCTTTCCGGCAGTTGCCTTGAGGGTTGGCGTGAGTCAACCCTCTTTTTTTGCCTTAAACTTGACCATCTCCACAAAACATGGTTAACATTCTACGCATGAAAATAGCACAACAAGCAATTCTGGACATCAAGCACAAGGTAGAGGCTGCCGGATTCAAGATGTCCGATCTGTCCCGCGTGGCCGAGATCAATCAGGCTCAGATCAGTCGCTGGCAGAACGGCATCACAGAGCCACTTTACAGCACCGTGGTGCGCTTGGAGCAGGCAGCGGATGCGCTGGTGTCAGCACGCATGACGATGCTCAACAAGGCCATGGATGAGGCCGTCAAATGATTAGAACCATCGGAATTGACTGCGGCTTAAACGGCGCTATAGCGGTGTTGGTAGACGGCCAGTTGCTATCGGTACACGATATGCCAACGCTGACGGTGGACATCAACAAAAAGACCAAACGACAGGTCTCACCCAATTTGCTGGCTCATTTGATTGAGTCTCTCAAGCCAGATTTAGCCATTGTGGAGCGTCCAGCGGCGCGGCCAGGTCAAGGCGTAACCGCCATGTTTGGCTTTGGCCGCAGCCTTGGTGTCGTTGAAGGTGTGCTGGCCGGACTCAGTGTGCCAGTGACCTATGTTGCACCAGCCACATGGACTAAGGCCATGGGCAAGGCCGCAGGCAAAGACGCATCCAGACAGCGTGCCATTGAGTTATTCCCCGCCATGTCGGAATACTTCAAGCGCGTCAAAGACGATGGCCGAGCCGAGGCAACGCTGATCGCAATGTGGGGGATTCGCAATGCAAGATAAAGAGAGACAAGTCATGCGCGAGCACATCATCTGGCTGGGCACTCAGCTCGAGGCGCAACGCAAAGCCAATCAGGACAAGGTGGTGCTACTTAAACGCATCCTAGACCCCGAAGACCTTGGACACGCTGTCAGCCATGAGGTAAGGCAGTTGGCGTATCAGATCATCATCAATGACCATCACTTGGAAAGAGACACATGGCAACAAAACAACGCAGACTAAGACCATCAGCAAGCTCACGGTGGATTGCGTGTCCTGGCTCTGTGAAACTCTGCGCTCAAGTACCGCAACGCCCATCAGGCGAGGCCGCACAGCGTGGCACTGCCATTCACGCGCTGGCCGAGACTTGCTACCAGCTCGACACTGACCCCATGAAATTCATTGGCGAAGAGATTGAAGGCGTGATCTTGGACGCTGACGATTGTCAGATGGCACTCGACTACCTGAACGAGATTTGGAATATCGAAGGGCTAACAGAGCGCATGAATGTCGAGCACCCAGTCAAGTATCAGTCTGCTGAATACATCCAAGTGGGCGGCACTGCTGATGTCGTGGGTTACTCCATGAAGAGTGGCAAGGTCTATGTCACTGATCTCAAGACTGGCAAGGGCTATGTGTCAGAGGACTCAACTCAGCTCAAGATTTACGCGCTTGCGTACACGCAGGGAATGTCACGCGATTGGATCAAAGAATTCCATCTCACGATTGTGCAACCGCACTCAGGCGAGCCGCGCACTCTTGTGATGCCAGCAGCAGAGTTGTGGGAGTGGGAAGAGAAGATACTGCGTCCCGCGATGATCGCCACACAGCTTGATGACCCGCCACTGTATATGTCGGAGTCTGCCTGTCAGTGGTGTGACGCGAAGACGATCTGCCCTAAACAGAAACAGCAATTCGATGTCGTGGCCACACAGACAGACATCACCACCATGAAGAAAGATGAGATTGCGGAGGTGATGAAGACGCTGACACCGGATCAGATCAGCGCCATTCTGGACAAAGCACCGATGGTGGAGAAATTCATCAAGGCGGTGGAAGAGCACGCAATGCAGGCCATGGAAAAGGACGGCATGGTGCTGCAAGGCTGGCAGCTCGCACCGAAACGCCCAACGCGCAAATGGTTGGATGGCGACAAGGCCGCTGACAAGTTGGCCGAGTTGGGACTTACCCGAACTCAGATTTTCGATACGACACTAATTTCTCCTGCGGCAGCGGAAAAGCTACTGCCAAAGGAACAAAGAGTTATCTTGGACGAGTTATCGGTCAAGGTATCAAGTGGACTCACACTTGCGAGAGATCGCGGGTTGAGTCAATAATGCAAACCCTGAAACTTAGAAAGCAAAACGCAAAATGCTAAACCTCTCATCAAATGGCGGCTCTGGAAACTACATCCGCTTCTCACCCCAAGCCAACGCTTGGACAAACAATCTTGGCGAGGAAATCCAACTCAAAAAGATCGTGTTCGACATCAATGATGTGCAAACAGGTTGGCTGGCACTCGGTGTCGGACTGCGCGATTGGCAGGCCGATGCAGTGCTTGGACGCAAAGGCGCACAGCCGTCCCCCGACCACAAACGCGGATTCATCGTCAAGTTTTACAACAAGGAAATCGGCTTGGTGGAATGGTCATCGAATGGCGTAGGTCCGAACATGGGGCTTCAAACTCTATACGAGGCGTGCGCTGCACAGCAAGCCGCCAATGCAGGCAAGTTGCCTGTGCTGGAGTACACCGGCAGCAAGTTGGAAAAGATCGGCAAGGGCACGACACGCATT